AATACGGATTTGATTTATGGAAAAACTGTTCCAGCAACAGAACACTCTATTATGTGTCTCGAAGGTAAGGAGGGTGAGGCTAATATGATGAGAAGAGTCCTAGAAGAGTTTCCGGACCATATCGTAGCTTGTGTGTCTGATACGTATGACATTCAGAACGCTGTTGATAACATTTGGGGTAAAGAGTTGAAGTCAATGATACTCAACAGACCCGAATTACCGGGTAATCAACTTGTGATTCGTCCTGATAGTGGTCATGTTATTAACACATTGATTACAATATTCAAATCACTCTTCTCATCATTTGGATATACAACGAATACAAAGGGTTATAAAGTATTACCTCCACAAGTTCGAGTTATTCAAGGGGATGGTGTAAACATCGGTTCAATTGATGAAATATATGACATGTTACGAAGAGAGAAGATTTCTCCTGAGAACCTTGTTTTTGGTATGGGCGGTAAACTACTACAGGCGGAGATTGATAGAGACAAACAGAATTTTGCAACTAAGGCTTGTTACGCTATCTATGACGGTGAAGAACGAAATGTTGTTAAGAGCCCGACTGAAATAGATGAGAACTTCAAAACTTCACAATCATTCAAGAAGTCAAAACAAGGTATTCCAAAACTTGTTAAAGTAACGGATGGATATATCACTGTTACATCTACTGATTCAACATTTGATGATGTAATTGATGAAATGGAATGGGTATATGAGTACGGTGTTATTCTTAAAGAATTAAAATATGAGGATATACGAGAGAGAGCATCAATTAACGATATTGTAACAGAAGTTTCAGAATTGGTATGAGAACATTTGATTCAAGTGATATGACAAGATGGGATAAAAGGTTTATATGACGGAACGTAAAACACACAAGTCTTTAGCTGATGTGTAGTTTATGAAATTAAACGTATTTCGTCTAATCACGGGAAACCATTATATTTGATGATACATATGATGAACAACCGGAGTTTTTAACCAAATCTAGAATTTCTAAATTAGAAGATTTGTTAAATTAACTATCAAAATCGATAGAGTTACCAAACTCATCTTCATCACCGGTATTCTGTGAATCTCTTTCCGTAGGATTAACTAAATCCGAGTCTTCATCATCCAAGTTATCCATATTATTAACATATTTTTCTAGATGATTGAAAGCTGTATCGAAGGCTTCCATAACTTGTTTTGGTTCTGTTCCATACAAACCCATAATATCATCACCAAGTTTTATTATCTCACTGGAAAGTCTTTCATCAGGTATATCGAATAATAATTTATCTACAATAAACTCAGTAACCTTTTTATCATAAGGTCTTAGAACATTTTCTAATTCGGCAACAAGTCTGTTCATATGGTCTTTTGAGTAATCCGAGTCTCGTGAGTAAGCATCAAAATGATTTTGAATACTTTCAATTTTACTTTTAATGTCTTGAATAGAGTGTCTAGTAATCGAACTGTCATAATGGCCGTTTTCCGACACACCTAGAATTCCTTGAACACTCTTTTCTATTATTTCAAGACCTTCTTCTACACTTTTAATCTTTCTTTTATTTTCATTCTCTTTCACATATCCTTTTTCGACATCCATTTCACACACATAAGAACTATCAAGTTTTAACTTATCATGACTCAAATATACATGTAATAACCCATTTTCTTGGATATCCCAGTGAAATATATATTTTTCGAAATTAGAAACAAGATCTTTTATTTCCGACATTTTAGCATCGATTAAATCACTAAATTCATTAGTTTTATATTCGTTGAATGTTATTAAATATTTATACATAACTATTAATTTATTTTATAGCTCCACGAACAGCCTTTTCAATAACATCAAGACAATCTCTTAAATTATTAACATCTACACGCTCACCATTTTCGAATAAGATAGATGATTGACCATTGATGGTCCATTCCTTGCTTCCAAAACTTGGATTACTAATATCGGTTAAGGAACACACCATCTCAAAAGAACTCCCAGTTGGATCCTTTTTCGTACATGTGAATAGAATATTTCCCTCAGCATTAGATGATAAAGATTCTAATTCTTGAAATCTTGATTTCATAAGTTTTGTTGCGTCTACAACACTATCCCCATATTCCTCAAAAAATTTTATCAATCTACTCATAAACAAATCCTATTTTAAAGTATATATTAAGTATAAATAACCACAATAAATGACAACTAAGAATATCACATTCGAATTCGTTCCAGAGAACTTTGATGAGTTTAGAAGAAAATTAAAAGATTTGACACGTTTGAGCGATAACATTAAGTTATCAATAACTGACGATAAAATATTTATATACTCAATATTAGGCTCATCTCAGATAGTATTGGCTATGAAATCTTACCAATTGGATAGAATTGATTTCATAGAATCAAATAACAGTATCGAACACACAATCGATTGTATTATACTCGGTGCTAAGAAATTTGTTAAGAACATAGATTTTGTTAAAACGAATGAGAAGATTAAATGTAAGGTGACCTATAAGATATTTGATGATGATAGAACTGAGGTTAGACAATTTCAATTAACTAGTGGTAAGTTAAAATTGAAAGTAGAAACCGGAGATAGAAATGAGATTAAGAATATAACAAAGGAACAGATGAATGAAACTTTGGATCCAAGTAAAAAAGAATGGAGCTTTGATGTTAATGAATCTGACTTCACCGATATTTCAAAACTTTCCAAGATAAATACAGATGAGTCCAAAAGAATATTGAATATTAATGCCGAAAACAATACCGTTAAATTGTCCGAAGACGGGTTGTGGGAAATGGAGGTCGCTGATACAGATCAACCAGACTCTCATATAATGATTAATAAGAATCATCTACCTATGATTGATACATCAGGTACAGATATTACTTTCAACGTATTTAGGAACTTTATATTCGTTGAGGGAGAGAATTCTAAGCTAATGATAAGCTTCGAACAGACATTTAATTAAAATAAACAAAAAAGGACGTAATAAGATAAATAGTTATCTAGAAACTATCAAATATTAAAGTTTATCATCAGTTAAAAATACAACATATTAAAACAAAAATAACAATATAGACATAATTAAGTATATCATTACATAGAGAGGCTCTTAAGTAATATATAATTTGTGATTGAACATAAGTTATATAATACTTTCGTCTATTATCTCGAAGATAAAAAAAGACATTTAAAACTAACACATACTTGGCTTATTCTAGCCAAAGTATCTGAATTTAACTTTTATACTTTCTTATACGAATTCAAAACAGATTTAAATCTAAGAACTCGAATAATCGAAACACATCGATTAGAAAAACTAAACCAATTATTATATGAAGTTAATAGATCAGAGTAATCATATCAAATACTATGAGGGATTAGATGTAAATAGAATGAAAAACCATCCAAACGATGGATCAAAAGGACTGATGATAATATTTTTTGACTCAATGGAGAAGGAACAAAAGAAGTATGAACGATCTCGGAAAATATCAAACATATTATGGAGTGAGAATTATACTAATTTCAATAATCTAATTGATAGTTTAAAAAATAGTTACTTAGTTATATACGAAACAAAAGGATATACCGATGTCACATACCGAGGTGTTAAAAGTAAAATGGAGACACAGGGATCAACCTGGTCGGCTATATCTGGTATCGCATATTAAATATATAACATATGAGACATCTAATGAGATATGAAGGATTTTCACACTCTGACCGGGCCGATGAGGTGTTAGATAAGATACATAAATATGGTATAGAATCCATAACACCTGAAGAAAGACAGTTCATGGACTCATATAAAACTGGTGAGGAGGAAGAAATACATCACAAATTAACAAAGATGGAAAACGAAGTAGTCTTTGAACATGATACCTTACCAATAAAGTTTCAACTTAGTGAGGTAAAATATTTAGGTGAAATTAAACAACTAATCGGAATTATTTACGTATCAGATATAACGCTTGATAACGGCAAAGAGATATCTGGGAGATTAGAGGGTATGATTATTACCAATGATCAGACTGGTGAGATATCTGCCGACTTTTCAAAAGATGAATATGATATATTTGACTTCTGTGAAGGACTTGAACACGAACTAGATTCTTTTTTAGAGTATGTCGTAAGTGAAGTTGAGTCAATGTGAGAAAAATTAATATTAATTAATGGGTAGAATTATAGAGAGCACTACACAAGGAGAGAGTATCGATAAAGATGATTTGTTTCACAAGATACGACCACTAGGAAGGTGGATAAGTAAAGAATTAGGTATGAGAGATGTTATTGATGAAATGACATTACCACACAGAACACCACCCCCACAAAAACAATTAGATAAATTCTATAAAGGAATAGAGATTCTGGAACGAACATCCATGCCACTTAACTTTATCAGAACACAGAAGAACCGCTCAAAAGATATGATGTTGGTTTACAACGAAAAAGGCAAATGGGACTATGTTAACAAGTTAAATACAAACTATTCCGATACAGCTTTACTATTAGCCGAATTAATAGTTAGGATTTTCAATGATAATCCGGTCAAAGGACTCGAAGCCTATAAAGAAATTTTACAAAATCCAAAATTAGGATTACTTAAATTAAAGCCAATAATGAGTGAGTTATTTAAGAAACATTTCACATTTACTGACCTACAAGCTTCTGTTAACGAGATTAAGAAATTCTCTAAGAGAGGTGAGGAAGCTGAGGAAACAGTAATTGAGTGGTTGGAATATTTAGGATATGAAATTGCATACACTGGTGGTAATGGAGATATGATTGATATGTTATTCGGGACAGATATTATTGTTAGAACACCCGATCATAAATATTTCACAATACAAGTTAAGAAATCAAAAATGGATTTAAATGAATTAGATTATCTACACGTAGATTGGATAGTATTTGTTGAGCCAGTTATAAGTGTTTATAACAAGGTTTCCGGAGTTGAGATACCGGAACATGAGTTGATGGTATAACCATCAACTCATTATTTAAATAAATAAAATTAATAATTTTGAATATTATAAAATTAGTATATTGGATATACAAAGAAAAAAGTCAACATTTCATATCAGTTCAATCACATATATGGGATAAATGGAAAATATTAATTTCGATAGCTATTTGGATGAATCCAAATTACAAGAAATCTATAATACATCGTAAAAGGTATAAAAGATTACGAAATTTCGTTGTTATCGGACTCAAATGGAGTGGTAAAAACGTAAAGAGAAGAACTTCTGGGTACGCCAAGGAGTATATCAAAAAACACCGAAACACACACTGTGTATACTGTGAATGTAGTATTACCGAAGAAAACGCCACAACTGATCACATTATACCCATATCAAAAGGTGGTAATAACTCAAAAGTTAATCTAATGATATGTTGTTTTGATTGTAACAATGACCGCGGAGATTTAGACTATTCAAAATACTTATCAAAGAAAAATCCAAATAGAAAGGCAGATGATTTCATTTAACCAGAATACCTATTTTTAATAATCTAATATAAAATTCATAATGTATGATAGGAGATATATGGATTTATTCCTTAGTGATAAACCATTAGTGTGGCGTGAAGATTTTGAACAACATTCCGAGTATTTTATAAAAATAGATTTATCAATTGTTGAGATGATTTACAAACCAAAATTCTCAGAAAAGATAATCGGAATTACGCAACACAATCGAGTGATTAATATATTTTTCGTGACGACATCGGGGATCCAACGAATGTGTACTAAATATATCCGAACCGACAGATTCAAATCACTATATAGAAATATAGTGATAGATAAACTACTCAACAGCTAAAGACTGATATGTTTCTATACCACAAGGAAAGAGTATAGGAAATTAGCATTATATGAGATTCTTAATTTTTCAAATCGATATCTTCATTAATAAATACCCATTTAGAACTACCACAATCCCACAACCTAAAATACCCCCTTTCATGCATTATTTCAATCTCTGTTTTGTGTATATCATACCCCTGAGAAACCAATTTATCCTTTCTGAAGTTAAATCTGTGACACCTTCGTTTATCAACTACCCAATAATAATTTGGTACTGTATTTGAGATGCGTTTAAACCCAATCATTTTATACAATGATCCATCATATCTAGATGTGTCAGCGTAGCTTATTATACACAGTGGTTTGTAATTTTTCAAAAAATATTTGAATAACCTGGAAGCACCACCAACAACAACAGTATTAATCTTATTACAAAATCTTAACATCTCATAATGACCTTCAACAGAAGAGTGACCAAGTGATTTACGCAAATTTCCAAAATTCATAAAACAAACCAATTCATCATTATGGAATAGTCCTAATTTTACTTTTGATCCTATAAACCCCTGTAAGTGATTGGTATCTAAAAACTCACGTATAATATTATTATCTTTAATCAATCTAACTTCACAAGTTCTACCATATATTCTTTTGGGTGTTTTACCAATCTTATTTAGGATTATGGATTTAACTATATCCGTTTTATAAACCCAATCATCTTCCCATATATGTAAAAGTTTAATACCATTATCCTCACAAGATAATGTTTTGTCTAAATGATATGTATTTTTTTTATATATCTCAGAATGCCAATATAACCCGTTGAACTCAATACCAACCTTTAAATCCGATATATATATATCCAATTCCATACCAGATAAGACAGTTCTATTATTCAAATCACAACTGATGTGTTCGGATATGAAATTAAACACTTCATTTTGTTTTACATTTTGTTTTAAAGGATTACAACCCGTACAAACCACATCACACTTAAATATCCTTTTATTTCTCAAAGATGTTAATATTTTAAAGTCATTTTTACACTCAATACAATTTATCACATACTCACCATTTTTGGATGATTTTAAAACACCAATATCCGATAGTTTTTCATACATTTTTTCATACCACTTTTCACGAACTCCTTTCTTAAAATCTTCCGTCTTTGAAAAATTACACACACCATACCTATACATGCACGTATTAACCATCTTATTCAATATGTCTGGATTCATAGATGGGTACTCATATCCAAATTTTTTAATATTCGTATTTTTCACCTTATCCTTAACCTTCTTAGATGATGATGGATACCTTACCCCATATTTAACAAGTGATGTTTTTCCGGCCAGTTCCCTATTGTTATAATTACCATCACCATATTTATTATATTTAGTCTCCTTTATAATACTTTTAACGGATTCGATTTGGAATGTATTCTCAACTCCATATTTTCGTAAATTAGTTTCCTTGGTTTTTATCAACACACACACCCGTGAACAGGCAAATTTAAATTCACCAACATTTGTCTGTTTATTATAATCTTTAATAGATATTTCTTTTTTACAAGAACAGTAATCACATTTAGCGTTAATTTTAATACTGGATCCCTTTGTTATATACAAACTGGATACCGTAACAAAATCACCAATCGATCCATAACCCAGTATATTACTATAATAGGACACATTCTTATTGGATAATTTAATTCTAATATCTTCTGGTATTATCATATACTATATATTAAAAAATACATACTCATATACCCGTATATACACCAATTACACATATACATATCTCACAACACCAATTAAAAATCATTCTCACGGAATTTTCTTTCATAATCAATCTCTTCACGATTGGGTTTCCACTTATTTTTGGGTATCCACTTAGCATCGAAAACATCATCAGAGAAATAATTTTCTAATTTCAATTTACTATATGGTAGTGGGACCAATTCAGCTAACTTATTCAAATCTTTAACCTGAGAGATTCGGTGGTATAATTTATATGGGTCAGAACCTTTCTTACGTTCTACAATATCTTCGAATAGTTTCAACCATAAGAATATATGACCACCCATAGATATCTTCTCTAATGACTTCTTAAACCCTGCTGAATCATTATCATAGAAGTACTGCAAGTCGATATCATTACTTTCGAGGAATTTGAGGTCGGTATTAACACCCACAACTCCGATAGAATTTGGATAAAATAACGCATCTAAATATCCCTCGAACAGAGTTACCGTAGAGGATAGATTAACATTGAGTATATTGAAGAAATAACTCAACTTGTTATAAACAATCATTTGATGAGCATCCATTTCATTATCAGGATTTACCCATTCAGATAATGTCTCATAATTATAAATTACAAAGAATCTCCTTCTACCCTTTCTTAGATTCCTAACTTGAATACCCAATACCCGATCCTCTCTACGATTCAATAGAACAATAACATGTTCAAATCCTTCATCACCCTTCGAATACTTTGCTTGATAGATGTTGGTGTGTTTATCCTCAGTGATACCACGACCAGTTAGGTATTTATATATTCCACCATTTTTAACGATAGGTTCAAAATCATATATTGGACTCACCTTCTTAACATTGAAGGCGTGTGTCAGTTCTTCGAGTGATATTAAATCATCAAACTTAGTATCGATGAAATCGTCCTGATAATCATTATAGGTTATGTTATTATTGAGATGTTCAATAATCTCCATTTTCTTATCAGGGTCCAAGACTTCATTAAAATCTTTAGCAAACTTATCGAATCCCGTTTTTTTATCACAACGAAAACACACAAACAATAATTTATTATAATAAACATTACCTCTTTTTTTCGTTTTAGTTCTACCTTCATGGCAATATGGACACCTAAACTGCACACGGTCATGGTGATGTGTTATCACAACCCGCTCCATTCTATCCGAAAATTCCTTATTTATTATGTTCGTTACTATACTCTGTATGTACTTTTCCATATCAATTATATGATTTGTGTAAATCTAAGTTTCAAATATAATATATGTATTGAATATGATGGCGAGCATCATTTTAAAAGTGTTTCTAAGTATGGTGGTGAAAGTTTTCTAGAAAAAGTTAAAAAGTACGATAAGATAAAAAATGAATGGTGTTCGAAAAACAAAATCAGATTAATAAGAATACCATATACTGAGAAATCTAGAATATTTGAAGTATTGAATGAGTAGTTGCTTAATATTCATAGTTGAATGTAAACAATGCTTCAGGATTTTGTATTATCTTATGTCTTTGTATTAAGGCGAAATTATACATAGTCCAAGCTAACTTATGTGACTTCGTAGTACCCTCACTCATTATCAAATCATATAAATCACTCGACAACATATCACTATACGGATTCATTTCATCGGTAATCACCAAGTTATTAAATCCTCTATATGAATATTCTGCTTGATTACACATAACTTTCTCTATATCATTTACACCAATAACACAATGTAGTATTAAAAAAAATCTAAGACAAGTGTGGAAATCTTCCTTCTTACGATCCTTGAAATATATTGGTATTGTTTTAAAATCAAATGTACCAGACCTATTTCCGGTCATTAACATTTTATCAAAATCGGTATAATCTATCTCATCTGTTTTTATATGTTTAGCTAATTCCTCGATTGATAGTATTTTCACACGCTTAGCAATCCAATCAGATATAGACACACCATCAACCTCATCAGTTATTAAATGGTATTTCTTACCAATTGGATCAAATATAACATCTTTCACTAAGGATTTAACATCCTCACCACCTTGAATAGTATCCACTAAAACCGATTTCATTCCTATGGGTATAAAATCAGTCATTTGTGTATCATTATTCCAGTATTTAACCGTTTTATCTCTGGGTAACCAATCCTCTAATAAGTCAGAATATTCCGATTCATCTGCATGGTAATAACCACCGAAATATTTAGAACTTACTACCTCTTCTGCCGATTCTGGATACCAGACACCATCAAAATCTAATTTAATTGAATTATCCCTATTCAACCATCCATAAATTATCGATTCAACAGCTTCATCTTCTTCTAACCATTCTCTCTCATGCTCAGACCAAATTCCTCCCGACCTTGCAGTACCATCAGCACTTTTCAATTTTAAAATGTTATCATCCGGAAATTCATGCATGTTATAAAGTTTCCCACTCTCAGTGTTTATAAATTTGAAAGTATCTAAATATGGCCATTTATCAAATTTGAAAGATGTTAATTGTACTGTTATGGTTTGATTTTTTAAATTATGTAATGGCACTAACTTATTTTCGTGTTCATAAGCCTTGAATAACCTTTGAACTGGTTCATCAGAAAAATATATTCTATCCATAACAATACCTTTATCTGTTTTCCATATCAAAGCTCGTCCAGAAATTTTCCCTTTCCTTTGCGATTTCAAAATAAGTAGACTACACACATCTGTATTTTCACAATAGAGATCAATCCATTCCTGACACTTCGATTTTCTCATACACGAATTACCAAGATCACCTTGGTCAGACACATAATTATCTTCTAGATACCATTTTCGTATATTTTCACCAGTAACAACTTCGAAATTCTCAAACTTACTATCCGATACATTATGTATTATGTCATAATTTATTTTATATAAAAGCACAAATTCCTCAGTTTCTGTACCAGTGGTACCCAATCCGATTATCTTATCAATCTTATTTAAAAATTTTCCGACCTTAACCGGATTTCTCATTCGACTCCAAACTACAGATTTAGGATTATCATATTCTTCTGATATCCAATCCTTAAAAGCCAATTTCGAACCAGACTGGTTATATAGTTGTCCTATTTTACCAACATGTATGAAAGTAACCATATCATTTCTATTGGATATATTGATGTAGGTCATGTCGGATTTTACATCACGCCCGTGACTCATTAATATTGAAGATGCGTTGACATTACCATCATTCTTCATCTGTTCTAAAATCATCCTCAAATCGATGGATAAATAAAAGGGTATATCATTACTTATTGTCTCAACAATAAATTCATTAAAATTTTTATACATAATCCTATATATTTAATAATATAATCCATATATTTGTACTATGAAATTAAAATTTGATAATGTAATAGCCCTTGGTGATATTCATGGTCATTTTGATGTTATAATCAACCATATTGAAAAAATTGGTATGGAAAAATCACTCTATATACAAGTAGGTGATTTTGGTATTGGGTTTTATGAGAATGATAAGCAGAACATGACAGTTCTGAATAACAAACTCGTGGAGGGTAATAACTTTTTATTTGCTATTCGTGGGAATCACGATGATCCAGATTGGTTCAAAGATGATATGTATGTTGAGTTCAAGAAAACATTGACTAACATAAAATTCATACCTGATTACACAGTCATGGATATAAACGATGAAACATATCTCTTCATCGGTGGGGCTGTCTCTATCGATAGAGTTGATCGTATTGAGAGAGGTATGGGATGGTTCGAGGATGAAGTAATCAATTTTGATTACAACTTCTGTGAGACTGTAACTGGTATCGATCGAATGGTGTGTCACACATCACCAAACTTCAGTCCTCCATTTGCTATACACACTCCCATGATAATGGAACGTACCAAAAAGGATCCGACACTTTTACAAGATCTTGTGAATGAGCGGACACAGATTACTAAGATTATCGAAGATATAATGAAGAACAATAAATTGAAGTCTTTTCACTATGGACATTTTCACAAGTCAAGTACTTACCCAGTAGATGGTTGTGATTTTATCTTACTCGATATAAATGAATTTTTACTTATAGACTAAATGATATGAAATTAAACGGATTAACACTAATGATAATTGGAGTACTTTTTATGGTACTTGAAGGATATCTATTCGTAAATCACTTCAATATGGTTGATACCACACTTGGTGTTGTCATAGCCATTGCTATACCATCACTTGGAGCATTGTATATTATGTATGGTGCTCAGAAATATATGAGAGGAGAGTAATTAATTCGAGTGAGCTTCTGGCTCCTTCGAATCTTCTTTTGCTTGTAAAATGTCTTCTTTGGTTATCGGATTCATCAAAGCCAATTTATCAGCTTTTATAATATTATCTATATACTGTTTCTCGTTAAATTTAGAGAAATTATTTAAATGTTCCATAACTTTCTTTTCTTTTCTCTTACCAACTTTCACATTATCAGTAGACTCTTTCTCTTTTTCATCATCTACTATTTCCTTGGCCATCTTAGCCAATTCCCTAGATGATCTCCTAAGTAGTGTATTACCACCATCATCGTCTTTACTACTATTGGTGTGAGTTTTATCACTCAGTTTACCAAAGTCTTTAAATCCGACTAATGAAGACCGTAAACCAGCAGTACCACCAACACTAATGTTGGCATTTGATTCAACTGTTCGAACCATCTTAGTTACATTATCCGGATCATTCGTATTTTTAATGACATATTCATCAATGTGTGAAAAAGTTTCATGGTCTAGATTGTTTACTAAGTCTTCGATACGTTTAACGTTACTTGGATCATCATCAGAGAATCCTATTTTTGCTGGTATTCCAATATCCATAGCGTATTTATTAACTTTCTTTTTGAAGGATAACAACGCGTCTTCCTTTCCTTGTTCTGGGTTTGATGCATCACCACCTCTTGATGGAGAAGATACACCCACGAAATCACAATAAGATAAATATCTTTTAAAAACCTCATTATCACTCGGAACACCTTTTAACACTCGTGGTAAATGATTAACATCCTTACCGTAATCATATTCAAATCTCAATAGATTAGAATACATATCAATTCTCTGTTCCTCTGATAAAAAATTATCAATTATCCATTCAATTCCTAATAAAATACCCTCTGGCTCGTGACCTCTAGCTGTTATAATTGCAAAAATTGATCCATTGATAAGACATTCTATGAAGTCTTCCCAAGCCGGTCCAAATTGATTATTCTCAATTGCTGTTTTAGTATCCTCTAAGAAAGCATTTAACCCCCTCGGACCGTTGTCACGGAATTCCGAGAAGGCTTTATCAGGATCATTTTCTACAATCCTGTAATTTTGCTTACTTCTTACCTTCACAAACTCAGTGGTCGAAACATCAACTGGTACCCAAGTACCACCTTTATTTTCTTCCATATGTATTTTAGTATCCATATATAATAAATTATCATCAACATCAAATGCGTAGTAAAGAATATATTCAGGAACTTCAAATTCCTTATATTTTAGGTGCTTAGACATAACTATATATATATAATAATATAATCTACCTTGGATTTGGACGAGTCAGTTGTTTTATATATACTTTTAATGTATTCAGATAAAAAGGTTGATATTAAAATTTCTAAAAGAAATTTTGAGTATTATAAAGGTAAGGGTTATGTATCTACATTACAGGAAATAATTACTATTAAATGTTGTGATATATCACAAACAGTATCAACTAAAATATATGTAATTTGTGAGTTCTGTAAACAAGAGAGATATATCAAATCTCTGAATTATCACAACCAAATAAAAAAAAAAAAATTTATATGCTTGCTCATCATGTAGTAAATATGGCGTAAATGTTTCGAAATTAAACTATATTAAAAAAAAGAAAGAGGAAACCACAATGAGACATTATGGTGTTGTGAATCCATCACATTCTCCGGAATTATTCGAAAAAGCACAAAAGTCTGGTAAAAAAATAAAAATGCACGAAACAGGTATTATGTATAGAGGTACATATGAGCAAAATTTCCTTGACTTCTGCCTATCCAATAATATTAATGTGTTGAAAGGTAATAGTGTGAAATATAAGTTTGAAGGTAAAAATAGAATCTACCACTCAGACTTCCTAATTAAGGAATATAATCTAATATGTGAAATAAAATCCAAATATTATTACGATAAGTATTATGATAAAAATATAGCAAAAGAAAAAGCATCTATATCCGAGGGATATGATTTCATTTTCATAATCGATAAGAATTATCAAAAATTTATAGAAAAATTTATATGAGTTGGTATATTTTCATTATACCAACTCATTATTTTTAACTTATGCTTTTCTTTTTGAAACAAAAGATGTAAATGATTCTAGCTGAGCTTCATCTTCATCATCATCTTCATCTTCATCTTCGGCTCCACCTGGAACTTCTTCGAAATCTTCACCTTGTCCTTCTTCGGCATCAAAAGCTTTAAGATCCTCTCCACCTTCTTCACCTTCTTCGATTTCAATTGTGAATTCTTCCACAACTTCTTCGTCTAGCGTAGCTGTTACAGAAATTCTGTCTTCGTCACCAGTTACAACAATTAAATATCCTTCTATTTCTACTGTAGTCTTCATAATTTTTATTTATTTTTATGTTGTATATATTATATCTAAAACCCCTAAAAATACACTTTTTATGAGGTAAATTGATTTTTACGTTAATTAGTATAATTTACACATACCAAACATTAGTATATAATAAACAGTAATATGTTTTTAATAAAACAATAAAAATGGAAATTTTTTAATGAATAAACCATCACTATCAAAATTAATGTATGGGAAATCTAACTTCTTAGAAGATAATACACACCCAACAGATATATTCCACCATCTATTAAATCAACGTATAATAGTATTGAGTGGAGAAATAGACACTTTCTTATGTGAGTTCGTTAAAGGTTCTCTACTTTTCTTAGAATCCGAAAGTGATGAAGACATTACTCTATATGTAAATTCACCTGGTGGGTCAGTATATGACGGTCTTGGACTATTGGATGTAATGGAGTATATAAAACCAGATATCATAACAGTTAATACGGGACTATGTGCTTCAATGGGAGCTGTTATTCTATGTTCTGGTACAAAGGGTAAACGAAAAGCTCTTAAAAGAAGTAGAACGATGATACATCAACCAATCGGTGGTGGATGGATGCAACAAGCATCAGATATGGAGATTGAAGCTAAGGAAATAAACTCTCTGAAGAAAGAACTATATAACATTATATCAAAAAACACTGGTCAAAATTACGAAAAAGTATTTCAAGACTCTGATCGTAATTACTGGATGAGCTCAACAGACGCTCTAAAATACGGAATGATTGATGAGGTTTTAGATGTTAGAAAATGAATGAATTAGAGATAATATACGAGGTTAAGTATCAGAATTCTGACTATTGGGTAATAGTAAGCCAATATAGGGGTTATAACACTTTTTATTACCAATTCCTACATTTATGATAAATTGTGAAGGATAAAAACAATGGCAACAGATTATAAAATATTAGAACGAAACGGGAAATTCCTTGTTGGGGTCGTCCAGGTAAAGAATAGAGTATTCTCTATGAATCATTTCTGGGAACCGTATGAGAAATTTCACTGTATTTATATGGGGTTGCATAGACCAGCACATTTTAAGACATTGAAGAAGGCAAGGAAATATGTTAAGAAAATAACTAAGCCAGACACCTATCACACACTAAAAAAATCTTAATGTAGAAGTATCGAATTAAAAGAGAGAAGTATTTTCCATCAACCTAGTCAAAGTATCGAATTTAGTTTTGAATTTCTATTAAACTTCTCCTTGTCAAGATGGCTAAGCTCTTTAACTAATTTCCTTTTAAGTAAGTCTAGATTTACATGTGGTGATGTCGGTGAGTAAAGTGTACTCATAATATCATTTACCATTTTATTAGTTTCTATATTAACTATTATTTCCTTATGTGCTTTTTTTATTAAAGATTTAGAAACAATTTCATGAGTATGAAATTGATACGAATCGGTCATTCCCATAATTTCCTTACTCAATTCCAAACCATTGAAAACAGAATAATTTATGATTTCAACGGATAAATCCCAATTAACCGCCAATTCAAGCCTATATAGATATGGGAAGAGAGCCTCCCATCGTTTCATATCATTAAAGCACTTATCAAATTCCTTCTTTGTTAGGTTTTCAAAACGTTCAGCAGCATCCCATAGACAATTTAATTCATAACTACTGTCATATAATGTATCTTTTTTACAACGATGTGTGGCTTGATCTAAACATTTATAAACACTATCCACCATCATAGTCTTCAATGTTTTGAAGTCGATAGTTGTTTTACCCAACATTAAATCCAATTTACGAACATTACATTCATGGAATTCAACGTATAAATTACACATTTTGTGTAATTTCATATCCACCATATCTCCCCATTCAAACTTATGGTCAAAATATTGTTGAATCTGTGGAAATAATTCCATCACCTCTATTGACCTTTTATAATTCTTATTAATAATAGTGAAATTCATCTTCATGTTTGTAAATGTACGGATAACTTACCGACGGGCCAAATTTAGGTATTATTAACAGAAAAAACCATTAAGGAGCGAATCTCAATGGTTTCTCTGACCTACCCGATGAACGAGCCGATGTCATAACGGTCCTAAGTCCGTTTGAAGTATATATTAACTACGAAAGTTAATCTTTCTTCTTACGAGGTTTGTCTTTTTTTGAAGGCTTTTTCAAACCATCCTTTACCGACTTCACTTCAGAAGATTTCTTAGTACTTTTCTTACGAGGTTTGTACTTTTTCTTAGGCTTAGACACTACAGGCTCGTCAACTTTCGTTACATACTCAACTTTTATTGGTTCCGAAACTTTATCCACAACCACTTCTTTAACTTCTTCTTCAATCTTGTCAGATCTAAAAAGACCTCTGAAAAAAGAAACAATCCATCTCAATAATCTCATTCTACGTGTAATTAATTTTTAATATATATAAAAAACCGTTCCCTCCCACGGAATATTTTAGTAATCAATTATTTACAACAAAAATTCGGGCAAATAATATAATATTAGATATGAAGTTTAAATATGATAAAGTTAAGGAAGAACTTGTTGTTACAGAAGCATCAAGAATAGAATATCACCAATTGGAAATATGGTTATCTAGAAATGTGAAGGGGTACCGATTTATGCCTGCTTATAAAATGGGTATATGGAATGGTCAAAATTCATATTTTAGAGATGGTCATGTAAATCTAGGACTCTGGAAAGAATGTTTAAAAGCCGCCAAGGAAATTGGTGCAAATTTTCAGGTTGAGAATAAAGAAGATTTTCCATTAAATAGAGAAGTTACGATGAATAGTGTTAGGGAATTCTGTGATGAATTTTTTAATAAACATAAAGTTAAAAATAAAGATGGTGGGTGGTCAGACTTTATGCCTTACGACCATCAGATTGATACTGCTTTTAAGATATTAAAAAATAGATATTGTATGGCTGAGGTTGCCACTTCTGGTGGTAAATCACTCATAATATCAATTGTTATATTTTACACTCTTAAAAACCTAAACCCGGATGCTAAGTTTTTGATGATTGTACCATCAATTACACTGGTCACACAGTTCTACGATAACTTACTCGAATATAATTATGGTGAGCAAACCCTGGCCGAAGTTAAAGATGATAAATTAGAAGAACTACTTGTTGGTGGTGAGGGAAAACCTTCAATGCCATGTACTCTTAGAATAGAAGAAGTTATGTCTGATAAACCAAGAAAACATTCTGGTGTTAAAGATGCTAATATCTACATCGGTACTTACCAATCACTAGAGAAGTGGCCAAAAGAATTCTTCAAACAATTTCATACAGTTGCTTGTGATGAAGCTCACGGGGCTAAGGCCCAGACAACACTAACCATATTGAAAAAAACAATTGGACACGCCTATTCAAGATTTGGTGTTTCTGGTACATTTCCACCTGATGATTCTTGTGAAATACTCACAATACAATCTGTATTAGGTCCAAAAATTACAGAAGTATCAGCAACTCATTTGAAAGAAAAAGGTATCATAACACCGATGAAAGTAAAGGCGGTTATAATGAACCATGCTGATCCATCTTTCGAAAGACAAATGGAAGAAATACGTAGAGGAGGATTGGGTAAAGAAGTTTTAAACTTCGAGAAGAAATACATACAAGAATCTGTCAAACGAAAAGATATCATAAGTAAGATAGTAAAACGATGTGATAAGAACACACTTATACTTTTTCACTCAATCGAACATGGTGAGTCATTATTGAAATACCTTACTAATGAATGTCCTGATAAAGAGTTCTATTATATTGATGGTTCTGTTAAGAACAAGCAGAGAGAAATCATAAAGGCTAAGATGGAAGAAACACAAACAAAAGTGGAATATACCATTTTAAATTTTGGTAGATATGAAATTGATGTGAAATCTGATAAAATGATATTATTAAGTGATGGTAAGTATAAAAAAGCCAGTGATATAAATAAAAATGATGATATAGATGATAAATTCATCGAAACCCTTCGGAATGATATCAAGGGGGTAATAAATGCTGATGAGGATAAACGGAAATATTAAATAGTATGAATGAGGTGGTAAGAGAATATAATTTCAGTACAGAAAGTATATAGATAAAGATATTACTATACAGGAAAAAGATTTAAATGATGTAAGTATATCACTACTAAATTGTAAAATAAAAACAATAAATATATAATGGCAAGAATAATCGATAAAAGAAAAGAAATTAGAGAAGAAGGGGCGACTAAGGTATTAGTTGCCTCTTATTGAGTACGGGACATTAAGTACGGGAGTCTCAATTAAAGCTATTTTTAACGTCATATTTGCTGACTCTTTCAAGTCTGAACAGATTATCATACAATCTATCGGTAGAGCTCTTAGACTACATAAGGATAAGGCAACTGCCATGATATTCGACCTTGTTGATATATTTACAGATGTGAATCCGAATAACATATTATACAGGCACTTCATGGAACGTAAGAAGTTTTATAAAAATAGAGAATATCCCTATTCAGTTAAAAAGATAATCTTATAATAATTTTCTATGATTACTAAAATATGAAATGAAATGAATTTAAGTTATTTGATTACTAGGTAATAAATCAACTCTATTCTCATCATATTTTATTCTAATAACACTTCTTATCAATTTCGTTGATCGTGTCTTCTTATAAACACCATCACCCTCACTACTACCTTTCTTATTGGTATTGCCTTCCATGGTTGATATTTTGTTATTCTTTATATCACTCAATGAAATACCGATGTGGCTAAAATTAAATACGATTATATCACCAGGTAATATTTTTTCAAATGGTGGTTTTAGTACATCGACAAAATTTTGATTCTGCCGAGCCCAGTTCTCGAAATCATATGCTCCGGCAGTTTTGGGTAATGTGAATGAATATTTAATATTATCCATATTAGAAACTGCCTTAAAACAGAAACACACAAAGGCGGCACACCATGGCCAACCAGGTCCAGGAATTTTACTAGGTTTTAACCATGTAGAAGCTTGGTAGATATAAATATCCTTACCAGTATTGGAATTCTCTGGGTCTTCACGAACACCTTCTTGCGTAAGACTCACCTCAACTATATTTTTAGCAAAGTCACTTATAACACCACCAGATGGTCCAACCTTTTCATCAACATAAACAGGAGCACTCTTTACAACTTCAATAGTTGGATCTTCCGTAACATTTGCATCGTTATTAGGATCTAATAATGGAACGTAACCAGGTACATCATCATCAAATGCCATCGAAACTTGTGAAACTTTTTTAGTCGATTTCCAATCATCTCCAATAACTTGATCACTTTTTCTATTTGAAGCATTATCACTAACAGTCTTTATCTTAGAATTACTATTAGTATAGACATTATTTGATAAGAACTTTGGATCACGTAATTCAAAATACTCATTCAATACGTCTATAAATCCTGGCATTGGTTGAACTGGAGCACCCTGATTACCCATATATGGACCACTACCCAGTCCGGCCAATTGTTTTATGAATTTATCCATCCATTTCATGTAATTAGTACCCAAGATAACTTGTTGGTCAGCATTGGCATCACCAAGTGATAATTTTGAGTAATTATCCTTTAAATTTATATCGATTGTTGAATTTTTAATATTTATATTGTTGAATTTATAATCCATCATCAATCCCTCATCATCGTTCGAATATATCTGTGTCTTGTGGTCAAACAACATTGTCTTCATGGACTTATATCCTTGTTCTGACAAATCCTTTAATTTGTTTTCTAGATTCATATTATAATGATCAGCAAAGATATATTCTGGTTTATAAATATTACCGGAATCAAAAACACAAGTGAGAACCTTACCAACTTCTGGTACATTAAACTCATTACCATTTATATCTTTCCATGGTGATGCCCATGGAATATCATCAGTCGGAATATCATCAAAAACATCTAATATTCTTATACGACATCTACCGAGTCGTTTTGGGTCAATATTTACCTCGACCACACCTATATAGGTTTTAGATTTATTGATTTGCATGATTTATATATTGATTAATATCACCCACCAGTGATCGTATTAGTTAATACATCTCCTCCAAAATCTCTAAGAGAGTTTCTAATATCAAAAAAGAATTGGTTTGACACACCATCGACAATCTGTGATTGATAAACATTTGTTGGAGCTGGCATCCTACCTATACCCATCGAATTTCTAAGTTGGTCCAGTGAGTTGTTTATTAGTGAGAACTGTGTATTCAATTGCCTTTGAGCCTCTTGTAAGGCAGCATTTTTTAGTCCGTTTAATAATCTGGATGTTGCCGAAGTCTTTTGGTCTTTTGAGTAAGATTCTAACGCTACTGGTGTTCTAGTATCACCTTCATTCACCTTCATAACAGAACCATTTGGTGAAGAGTCTTTCAGTTTCCAATTTCCGACATTTAAAATAAATCCATTTCTTCTCGGAATAACAACCGATGGATTAATTGGTTGTGGAAATATTGAGTAATCATATAATTCCTTATAAGTATCCTTTGCAGGATTATACCTGACAAAAGACACGTTTGAATATTTATAAGAAATCTGAGTTGACCACTTATCCATAGATACTGGCTTAGTAGATAAATCAATCGAATTCGGATGTACTGGTTTATCAAAAAAGAACTGACACTCATACACATAATAGACATATTTGGATAGGTTTGCTTTTATCATTTCTAATTTGGATAAATTATCTTCAACAGAAGCTCCCTTCTTAATCTGGACAAAATTCCTCATCTCAGAAACATTTATCTTCATATCAAAACGAAGTAGGTTTTCTGGACATAATGATTTACCATTAATCTTTGACCAATATAACTTTTTATATAATGAGTATAATGTACCCATATTTAAAGTAGTATCTTCGTAAAA